ATGTTTCTGAAATAATTCCATTAATTAATCGAGATGCTTTTTTATATGAATAGTTTCTTTTTGCTTTCATGTGTTACCATTTAACTTTATTAGCCCAGTAAGCAGCAGACATCTTTCCTTTACGAATATTTTTAGCATGCCTAGCCTTAAATGATCTGCGCCTAGCCTTACCAGCTTTAGTTTTTGGATTTTTTCCAGCCCCACTAACGCCCTGCTGACCAAACCTAATTAATTTAACTTTTTTACCAACTTTAGCAAGCACCGCATGCGATTTTGTTTTATGGCCTTTAGTTCTTTTTGGCTTATTATAGCCTGAAAATTTAACGCCTCTGTATTTAATCATTAATTTCTAAGCCTTAAAACTTCTGCTTCTAATACTCTTATTCGCTCATTTTGTTTTATATCCGCAGGAATTTCTGCATCTTGATTTGCCTCAGCATCTTCTTCTATATTTATAATATGCTCTTCATTCATTGCTACTTGATACTCTAAAAAAGATATGCGAGCATTTAATTGACTATATCCCCACACTAACATTACAACAAACGTAACCGCCTGAATAATCATAGGCAATGATATATTTAAACTGCTATTATCTGATATTGGCTTAGTGTTTTCCATTAATCCTAGATACTGATCCTTTTACCTCATGCATTAAATCGCCTAAAGAATTAACTTCTTTGACCATATCCTCATGCCTGCGATCTCTAGTAGAATCTGAGGTATTCCACCTATCTAACATTTTTAATAAAATGCTTTCAAGGTTATTTATTTTTTGAGATTGACCTTTATTTTCTACAGCTAAAGCATCAAGAGCATCAGCCTGTTCATCTGCTCTTTGACTTTGCTTAAAATATCCATAAAAAAAGGCCATTACTACTAGCCCCATTGCGCCGTATTCCGCATATACTCCGACAAATGATTCCATTATTCTTCTTCTTCCTTTTTACATTTATCACAAATTCCATTAAAAGCCTGAGATACTTTAGCACCGCAGTAAATACATTTGAATGGTATTTGTGGCATTATCTTCTTCTTCTACGCCTTCTTTTTTTTGCTGTTTTTGCAGCTTTCTTAAAGGCCTTAGCTGATGGCGATCCTTTTGAGCCTACTTTACGCATGCGCTCTCCGCTTCCAGCTTTAATTCTTTTTCTTTTTGCGTGAATATTTGCATATAGACCACGCTTCTTTTTCCTAGTAGCCACGCTTCATGCCCCTTACTTTTTTACCAGTTTTCTTAGCGTATCTTTTTGCTGCTTTCTTACCCTTTTTAGTATATGAAAACTTTTTCTTTCCTACCTTTGGCATTTTAAAACTCCTGACATTTTTAAAATATTACAGATTACTTATTCTTAAATTAACTTTATTTGAAATTATTTTTTCTTTCTTTTTTTCCATGAAAAAGGATTTAGGTTAAGTTCTTTTTCAAAAAAAGATATACGCTCTTCCATTACTTCGCGCTCTTTTTGTTCTTCTAACATATTTTTATCTACTAATTCAAGTATCTGACTATCAGCAAGCTCCATTCTTCGTTCAAGCTCTGCAATTCTGTTTTCAACTTGTAAGTACGAATAAACAAGTCCAGCGACAAGTGCAAGCACTTGAAAAGCCCACTTAAGATTAATAGATATAATAGCGTTGTCAGAGAGTATAGTTCCACGATACGACCTTGCTGTTTTAGGTTTTTCACTCATTTAGCCAGTAACGTATAATGTTAATCCAAGAACAACTAACAAAAATCCAATCCAAACACCTAACGCTATTGCTTCATGTTTTTTCATTTATTTTTTTTCCCAAATTTTAAACCATTTTTATATGATTTAATAAATTTTGGAATTGTGCGAGCAAACTCTAATTCAATAAAATCTAAAGCATATTGCCGCGGATCACTTATAATTTTTTTAATATCCCCTTGAGGAACATCAACATCTATTTTATTAAGCTGGCGGAGTTTGGTTAAGTAGTCTATTAAATACTGACTGTTCTTGCTCAGTTTCTGTTCCTTCGCCATTTTCTTCCTTATTCTTTTCTATTATTTGAATAGCTTCATTTTCAGTTAAATGCTTATTGTACTTAAGCATTAAATCTTTTTGAGTCATAATATTATTTTGCAATAAAAAATTATCCATTGCAATTTGATCCTGAATGCTCATTGGATATTCAGGTTCGTTAAATTTTAAACCTATATTTTCAGGCAATGAAATATTATTAGCTTTTGCAATAATCCTTTCAACTTGATATAAATCTTTTTCGTACAATTCCCATAATTCGATATCATCTTGAAAATCTTCAAAGCGTTCCAAGTCTTTAATTTTAAGAGCCACGCCACTACTAGGCCTATCGCTTTTCCCATCTTCTGCAAACGTAATCCATAAATGATTATTCTGAGCAGTAAGATCAAGAATTGCTTTTATTAAATCAATAGCTTCTCTGACATTTGCCTGAGGGCTTTTAATATCTAATTTTGCGCCTTCAGGAACTACCATTATCTCAGATGATCCAGCGCGCATTAGCCTTTCTTCTTCATACATTCCCTCTATAACATACTGGCCAAACATTTGAAAGCGCATTCCTAAAGATGATTCTGTGAGCAAAATATTTACTTGCTCATTTGCAGCTACAATATCATAAGCACCAGCAACAAAAAATTCATTAAGATGATGCTCTCTATGAGTAAATACAAATGGCAATATTCCATAGTTATGCATTTGCTCTTCAAGAATATTTCCATCCTGATCATATTTTATAAAGCATTCGTTATCCCAGTAACAATATTGCAAGCTATTAACATCGCTTATATCTACAACATTTTGCACCATTGGATAGGTAATCGCAGATGGAACAAATGGATCATCCTCAAAAAAAGCATCAAAATAATATACAGGATTATAATTAAAATGCGGTTTTGGAAGCTGTTTAAACACTACCTGAGTTGCTATTGTTCCAATAAGCCTAGTCATTTTTTCCATGTGCTTCATTTTATAAGGCTTATTTAAAATCATTTCATCATAGCGATCACTAACATTTCTTTGCGCTCCAAGAGTATAAATACGACTCATGCGATCAATCATTCTACGAGTTACATTAAATTCGCCAACAGGAATTTCCCTAAAAGCATCCGCACTAAAACGATCTTCTATATATTGAGCTGTATTATCTCCAGCATAATAATCTAATAATTTATAAATTGCATCCCTTCGACCTTTTGCATACATTTGCTTTTGTTCTTTGAGGGATTCTTGAATTAAATCTAATGCTAAATCATTCATCTTGTACTTACCTTATATTTTTGATTTCTAATTGGAAATTTTCCAATGATACCATAGCGCAAACAATCGCAGCCGTGATCATGGTAACCATCTTTTAATGGTTCATTTTTTAAATTACTACCCTCTTTATGTTCAGGATATCTGTATGACTCAATATCTTCAACAATACCCATACAGCTCTGATCTATATGTAATCTAATAGTCCCTTCTGCTGACATCATAAATTGACGAACATGGCTAATTCCTGATTGAATACTTCTACTTAATTTATCTCTGCGCGTAATTACAGGCAATCCTGTTAATTGCCTAAAAATATCTGCTTCGCCCATACCCACCGAACTCTGCATTTGATAGCCAGCTGGATCGCCGTAGACACGCGCTATCCTGTAATTTTTTTTCTTTATAGATTCAACTAAATCAGAAATTTTTAAATTTTTCTCATGTATAATTTCATCAATAATAAAAATATGATCTTCGCCCTTGTCTCCAAATTTTGCTACTTGAAAAAATAAAGCAGCTGGCATTCGATAGCCAAAATCCAAAGTTAAAAATACAGGAAGCATAGAATTATATGGATAATTACCAACATGAGTACGCCTTGAAAAATCATTATAAACTCTTCCTGATAGCGAAGTAAACTCTGCGCCCATTTCCTGATCAAAAACTTCTTTAGTCATTGATGATTTCATTTCAACAAGATCAGGATCATCTAATCCCTTTGGAAATGCGTGATGATTTTCCCAGCTTGGAGAATTAAAAGCTGCCCACATTTTAGCTTTTTGAGCATATATATAATATTCATAAAAACCATCATAACCTTCAGGCGTTGATATCATAATGCATCTACCTTTGCGATCTGATAAAGTAGGCCTAAGATACATTTCAAAAATTTTTTTTAGATTCATTTTGCTGGCCTCATCTATAATTACAAGATCATTTCCAGCCCCAATAAGAGATTCAGGATGTTCCGCTGACTTGCCTTCAATAACTGATCCCCATTCAAACTCTATATATTGCTCATTTAAAGATTTGCGGCGAGTAGGGAGATTATGCTTAATGATCAGATCATCATAGACGATTCTGAATATACGTTCCGAGGTGGAGTAGGTAGGTGCGACAATCCAAACATTTTTATTAGCTTGAGTAACTAAAGTTTCCGCCTCCCTAGCCGCCGACATAGATTTCCCCCAACGCCTCCCACATGATGCAACAATAAATCTTTTTTCATCAGGCAAAGCGTGAATTTTCTTTTGGCCTGCATGCGGTTTGTAATCTAAAAACTCAAACCATTTTGATTTATACGATGTAAGGCTATCCATATTTATAGTTTTAATTTACCTTAAAAATTTTTTTAAAGTATTTAAAAATATTACTTGCACTATATATATAACACATGTTATA